ACTTCTTACTAAGCCTAGGATCATAGCTGCCTCTAACCATTAGTAGTAATTGTTTCTCTTATGAAACTCTAAGGCATCACAAATAGATTCATAACGTTTCATATAACGAATAGTTAGATCTATCTGAGTAAAGGGATCTCTCGATTGATAGTACTTAGATCGCATCTGACCTAGACCATAGTGTGAACCGTTACGCGCCTTGTAATTCCACCTACTTTCCTTATGGATAATAGTTTCAAAGCACTTAAACTCAGACCATATGACTATGCGAGAGTGTGCATATACACGTAAGGCATCAGCTGAGTAATTGCCCCCGAAAGAGGGCATAGGTGTGGCCAGTTGTAGGAGTAGTAACAGCATTATGAAACTACGAGTATGCGATTTACATCGAGTTATTAGAGGGTATGAGTGAGTCTCTCTATTGGGAGTCAAAATCTCCCGGTGCTGTGAGTGTCCACGATACACCCCCCTGTCAAATATATTTAACATTGTGCGTAATCTTGGGCGTGTCATTGGTGGCCCCATCCCGTACCCTTAAACGAGATACCGGGCGCGTGATAGATCTGCCTCATATGTAGGTTGCAACATAGGGGAGCACCGCTCTCTGTAATAGGTTGCTCTAGCTCATAGCGCACGTTGCAGCTAACGCACTCAAACTCATATCTAGGCATCTATGGTCACCTTTTCTCGACCGTTATCTAGCCATATCCAACCTGACCAATACAGGCAGACAGCACATAACCTTTCGAAATATCTAACGCAGTAACGGCCCTCTACAAAATCATCATAAGAGGTTTCCAACGTTTGAGTCGCAGGGTTTTTACAGCGCTTGCATTTAGTGTTTTGCCTGCCCCATAGCTCAGCCATTGGCAGCCTCAACCATCTGTATGCCTACAACGCCACATCCCAGGCATTGGCCGCATATGACATAAGGCGGCAATAGATCAAACTCGGTTAGCTCTTTATGATCTTGGACTGTTTTACATATCCGGCAGTTATAGCGGTGTATCGCCATAGTTAGACTTCCTTAAGTAGCGCATCTCAAATAGATCTCGGTGATTAACCCAGTAGTTAGCCTGTTGGCTGTGTCTATATCTAGGCATCATGGCCATATGGGCCGGCATCCATCCGAGTAGCTGATAGACAGGGGAGCGGCCAAATACCAATATGCATACATCATTAGGGCGCGAGCGCTGAGACTCCTGCAAGATCAAATGACCATTGGAATATTTAGTGTGCTTAACCTCTACACGTGCCTCATTAGGTAGATTTACATCTGCCTCAGATTTAAAGGTATTAATGCTTGGCTGAAAGCCTCTAACGCCAAAGTATTCAGCTACAGCTATCTCAGCTCCTACGCTTTCTGCATGTTGAGCGATCATTTCGTGATAGTTAAGTTTTTGGCCGTAGAGCCTAAACCAATCGTCACTCATAACAGCTGCTCGCTCTAAAGCGGTACGGTGAGCCGTAATCTCCTGAGACCTATCAAGGATTACGCGATCTATCACTTGTGTCTGCACTTGGCGCATATCCATATGACTGCAGCTCTGCCTACATCGGTGATAGATAAGCCCCCAGCTTGAGGCTCCCAGTTAAAACACTCATCGCATTGATCTAGCACGGTGGTAGTAGTAGTGCCATCATCATGAATAGTAGTGGCATATCCATCTTTAATAAATGTTAGCTCGCCCATTACAGCCACACCGGCTTGCATTGGTCATCACGATTAGAGCTAGGGCATGTGTAGCCCTCATATTTCTTTTGAGTCTTGGCTGATACGCCTGACTTAAATACCATACGGCCGTGCTTACATACAGGAGTTTGAGGGATACTCTGACCCTCTAGTTCACCTTTAACTGTATCTATAGCTGTAGCTAGTGCAGTAGTGCCGGTGTCATGGGCAGTTTGTGTAACTGTCAGAGTGGCCCACGGATCAGATGCCTTAGGAGTAGCTTCATATTCAACCCGGGCCATATCCTCACGAGAGGGCCTAGAGCTGCTAGGGGATAGGAGCTTTATAGCTCTTGATATGCAACTTGTAACAGTATCCTCAACAAACCATTTTTTCATGTTTTGCGGATAGGTAGCTACGTTGCCATATGCAAAATCAACAGCGCTTGGTACGAGATCCTCAAACTCTCTATAGATCTCTGTCTTTACTAATACCCAGCCCTCGGATAATTCTGCATCGTGTATAGACGTTATAATCCGGCCGCTTGGAAATTCTTTTCTAAATCGGATAATCGTGTCATTGGCTAATTCATAGCCATCTAGGAAACTCATTAGATTAGCTCCTTATCTTTAAGAGCTCTTGCTATTGATCGGCCTCGTATAAAACCCTCGCCATGGCCTTGCCTAAAGCCAATTGAGTATCCGGCTACTACTAAAAGAAAGCCTATTGAACATACAAATAAGCCTATTAAGATGTCTAAACTATTCATTATTCGCCCTTTGTTAAGGCCGATCAAGCTACCAACCGAGTAGCCCTCTCAGCGTTGTAGTATCAGTATGAGGGCTAATTGTCAGAAATCAAAGCGTAGGCTCTATTGGCGTGTCGCTAGTCAAAGGCTCTACCTTAGGTTTAGTTTTTAAGCCGTTCGCGCTAACGATCCCTGCCAGCGTACCGGTGAGAAACACGGTCAGCGTTGATACGAGATCTATAAAGGCTGCATCGTTGGGCGCTTGCTTCATAGGCTGAGTAATAAAGAGCAGGGCATAGAGCATAGAGATTACAGATACGGCAAAAACGATAGCCAAGATAATACCGATGGCTACTATGAGCCGTGCGTGTAATTCCTCAGCTGTGAACCTACGTCTAGCCATTTATAAAACCATCCTCAAATAGATCTTTTGTACATAGTCCAAGGGGCTCGCATTGTGGAGGCTGGCACTCGGGCTTTTCCCAGTTCTCAAACTCCTGGCACGGATAACGTACCCAACCTTGATAGCCGCACCCTGATAGGAGCATCGTCCCCACGATAACCCCTATCAAGGATTGGATTATTTTGAGCCTAATCCAAATTGCTTTTCGCTAGGTTGCACAGCCTTTAGTAGTGGCCCAATTAGGCCAGCGATAAAAGCGTTAGCTAGTACTTTTGGATCTGTCACACCTGACATATATAGAGCTGCTACAGCTGCGAGTGATGCTCGTGCATAGGATTTAGCAGCTGCCTCGATTTGTTTTCTGTTCATTGTTATCTCCTGTAATGCCCTTAATTGACTTGATATAGCACCGATACCGTTGTAGTACCGGATGTAACTACGCCGTATAAGCCTTCGTGATCTCCTACTTGGACGGTCAATTTATCCTTATGATCTACCACGTAGCCGTTAGCTGTAGTTAAATCTGATCCACCTATAAATAGCGCATCGTTAGTAGCGTGTACTAATGCCGTCTGATCGGCAATATTAGCCGGGACCAATATCGTAGGTGTTGTAGTTACTGTTATACGTCTGCTAGTTGGCATTGTTATAGTCCTAACTTAGTTATTAATTCCTTGGCTTTTGCCGGTTTAACTTCAACCTCAAAATGCATATCATCGGGACGGCTCTTAAAATCTCCGCCCCACTTAAGGCCGTATTTCTTAGCGAGCGCCCGGATCATAGGTATTTTTTCGGCCGGGAAAGTGTCAAACTTTCCAAGAGGATGTTTAGTAGCGTTGAGATCTATAGCTGTACCGGATGAGTGGCATGATAGGCGATCAGTAGAGCCTCGCACCATACGAAAAGCGTAGCCCCAGTCATCGAAAGTGCCCTCATCGATCGGCTCGATTAGCTCGTGAAACTCAGCGGCGAACCCGGCCAATAGTGGGCCCACGCTTGCAGCGCACCGCAGCTTACGATCCGTACCCTTTACCGGGTATGACTTAATGTTGATCTCATCCGGATCTTTAGATGCCGGATAGCCGTTATAGCTTGTAAGGCTCATCCCAGTAGTAGGGCTACTTCATCAGCGCTAAGCCCCAGGCGATCAGTAATTACCTTACGAGCTGCGGCCTTATCGGCTGCCTCTTGCTCGCGCTCGGCCTCATCGGCTAAGTGTGCAGCCGCTTGGGCCTCTAGCTGTTGTACTTCTGCATCGGTGAGCTCTATCTCTAGTGTCTCGCCTGTCTCGCAGTTTACTTCGATGCGTGTTGGATTTGTCATTGTTTCTCCTTATGAGTTCTTGATGCCGTATAGATAAGCTGTTGTGTATTGGGCAAAAGATCCTGTACTTGGAGCCATAGTTATTGAAGTAACTACGCCAGTACTAGACCAAAGTTGTGCCGTTAAATCTGCATAGGCCGCAGTAGCGTTGTTTTCAGTAACACCATCAACGCTGACTGATTTGAAATTTGATGAAGTGTAATTTGGTACATAGAATTCATCATTTGTAAATGTGTTTGCAGTTTGACTTGTAGTATTTAATGTGACAGCATTAGAGCCACCCGTTAAAAATGAATAGGCAGAGCTTCCATCTCCGTACAATCCTATGCCGCTCCAGTTTGTATTGGTACCATTAAAGTAAAAACTCATAGCAGGCGTTCCTGTGCCAGATGTTCTTGCACTTACCTTTACAATTAAATCCGTATAAGTACCTGCAATAGATGAGAAAGTAATACTGGCAGCACCACCTGATCCAACCGTATTAGATGCTATAAATGTGTATCCTGTAGCCATAATTAGGCCGCCTTAATTCCATAGAGGGTAAAGGTTGAACCAGTTTTGTATTGCCGAGAACCAGAAAAAATACCAATAGAAGTAATTGCAGCGGTATTGCGCCATAAACTAACTGATGCATCTACTTCCGCAGATGAATTACTATAACGAATTAAGACTGA